GAGACGATAACGGAAGACCGCTTACAAATGTATTTCATGTAAACGCAACAACATTTGACAATTTGGGTTTCGGATTAAATCAAAAAGGTATAGATACCCTTATGGGTAAATTGAGACCCGAAGAAATACAGGCGAGAATCTACGGCAAACCTGGGTATCTAAGAGGTTTAGTTTATCCTGAATTTGACAGAAGTACACATTTCAAAAAACCGTTTCCTATCCCATCAGAATATATTGTTGACATATCAATAGATCTTCACCCTTCAAAACCTCAAGCTGTTTTATTTATGGCAACCTGCTCGAAGAATTATAAATATATATTTTACGAAATATATAAAAATATAAAGGCAAAGTCGCTAGCAGAAGAAATAATGAGATATGTTAATAGTAATCTATTGAGAGTTGGTAGAATAATAATAGATCCTTTAGCTAAGGGTGATAAGAACAACGACCAAACATCTTATCAAAAAATAGAAAATGTGCTGCTTGAGTATGGTTATCCATTAGAGTGTGGATCAAAAGAAGAGAAGTTGGGTACAGACGCTTTTAAAGATTTACTTATTACGCAAAACAATGAGGCTGGCGTATTTGTATTTAATAATTTGGCAAGATTTGTTGAAGAGATAGAAGAATTTATGTTTGAAACGAAAGGAGACAAGATAGGGCAGCCAGTTACACGTAAATTCCATATGATGGAAAATGTGAGAAGGTTGACATTGCTTGACACGCAATGGTATTCTAGGAGAGATAAAGAAGATAATGAACCTATTGATTTGATAGGTAATTCACCAACTGGCTATTAAGGGAATTATATGATAGAAATAGAAGGAAGCGTAATAACCGGAGAAGAAGATTCTGAGTTTGAAATACGCACAGACAACATTGCAGAAATGCTGCAAACTACAAGAAAAAAATTCTTATCCTTGGAAGATCCAGATATAAAAGTGACTGGAAAAGAATTGCTAAAAGAGATATGGCATAAATGTAAAAAAAGCTACACAGAAGATAGAGATTCAACATCAGAGATGAGAGTTAGGAACGCTAAGATGATGAGAATGTTTTCAGGTACAGCGGAACCAAAAACATCTCCCTGGCCTGGTGCTAGTAACATTGTATTGCCGATATCGTCTATGGCATCACTGCAATTCCATGCAAGAGTATTAGAGCATATAATTCCTGCAACCAATGCTGTGAAAACAATGCCAAATGGCATAAATAACCTTTTAGCATCAGAACGTGTAGCTAAATATATGAATCACGACATATCTGTCAGAGATCAAGAATCATTCGATACTATGGATAAGACTTTATTGCAATTGCCAATATTGGGATCAGTTGTAAGGAAAATATATTGGGATTTTGAAAATAATGTCATAGTTAGAGAGAATATTAGTTCAGATGATTTTGTTGTAAATTACCATGCCACATCCATGAAATCAGCAAAAGTAAAAACTCATATATTAAGAGAAACGGTAAACGATATAAGGATAAAGGTAGACTCTGGTTTTTATGTAAAAGATTCATGGGATCTAAAACATGGTTCGGGCCAAGAGGAAGATGTTCCCATGAAAACCGAATCAGACAAAATATCTAAAGTAGAATCACCGCCGCCAACGCAAGACACACCAAGAATATCACTAGAGCAACATAGAGATTTGGATTTGGATGGCGATGGTATAGCAGAGCCATACATAATAACATTCGACAGTGACGAAGAGCATATACATAGAATTACATCAAGAACAGTTACTAATAAATTTACAGGTAAAGAAGAGGTTCTTGAAATATTCGTAAAATATGATTTTCTCCCAAATCCAGAGGGTTTTTATGGTTATGGCTTTGGATTGCTTTTGCTTGCTTTAAATGAATCAAATAATACCTTAATAAATATGATAATGGATGGCGGCAAGCTACATAATTTATCACATAAAACAGGTTTTGTAAGTAGGAGGGCAGGAATAAGAGGCATGACACAAATGGTCATGGGTAAATATGTAACAGTAGATGTTTCGGCAGACGACATAAAGAAAGCAATCTACAATATAAATTTCAGTGGTCCAAGTCCTGTACTTTTCCAAACATTATCAATATTGTTCGAGTTTGCAAAACTTCTTACAGGGATAAATGAAGTAACGACAGGAAAACAACCGTCATCGGACACCACAGCAACAGCCGCACAATTAGCAGCAAACGAAGGTGCTAAATTTGGTAATTCCATAATCAGGAGGACACACAAAGCATATTCAAACGAATTAAGAATAGAGCATACATTGAATAGATTATTCCTTGACCAGGAAACTTACGTTGCTGTGGTCGGTAATTTAGTTGAAGACCCAAACGAAGTTATTGGGAAAGAGGATTTTGCAAGTGTTGCAAGTGTTGTTCCTGTAAGCGACCCTGCTATAACATCCAAATCGCAACAAATAACACTCGCTCAAATAGTCAAAGATGAGATAAGAACCAATCCAGTGACAGCAAATAATATAGAATCTCAAAGGGTTGCACTTGTCCGATATCTTAAAGTAATAGGTGAGGAAAATGTAGAGCAATTGGTTCCTGCACCAGAACCTCCAAAAGATACACCACCACAAGAAGAAAATGCTAACTTTATAATAGGACTTCAAAGCCCGGTACTTCCTTTTCAGAATCACGAAAACCATAATGCATTCCATGAAGAATTTATGGATTCAGATCAGTATAAAGATTTGCCAACTCATAGTAAGAAATTACATGAACAGCATATGGCACAACATGATTTTTTCCAATACATGAAAGAGCAAAATTTACTTGATCTAGGTTTGGCAAAAAGAAAAACACAGGAAGGGGGTGAAGAAAGTGCATGATGAGTCTATAGAAATAGAAGAAGATCAAAGGGCTAAGTGGAAGAAATGGTTTAATAAGCCATACACGAAACTTTTCTTTAAAGACATAATAGACCAAGAAATTGGTAACTTAATGGACGAATATCCGAATAAGACCGGAGAAGATACACATAAAAATCAAGGTGCAACTTCTGCTTTAAGAAATATAATATTAGAAGTACATCATAAAATGGATAATAATAAATAAAAGGAGAAAATATGGGTTTTGAAATTGAAAACGTTGACGTTAATCAGGCAGGTGCTAATTGTGACATATCACCAAGAGGTAGCAAAATAGTTGTTATAGCAAAAAAAAGAGTATATAAGGGGCTCATGGATGTGTCCAAAGAAGAGGACAAAGAGAGAGTGACAGAAGGATTTATTGTAAATACAGGACCGGATGTTTCTGAGGATACAAATATTGGAGATGAGATAATATTTGGTAAATTTGCAGGACATGAGATTACAAGAAATGAAGTAGAATATTGGATGATGAAAGAAGAAGATATTCTTGCTGACATAACAGATAATGATAAAGAACACGATGTCAAAAAAGGAGGTGATGATCATGGATAGTGAATTGAAAGATCTTGTCGAGGGAGGTGCAACCGAAGAGTCAGAAAATCCCGAGGAAGATAGCCAGGATAATGAAAATATAATAGATGAAGAAACTGAATTGCAGTTAAGAAATGATGGTTTAGAAGATGAAGATATAAAAAAATTAGCATCATCTAAAGCGTTTAATAAGCTTTATAAGAAAACAAAAAATGCTGAAAGGTTAAGTACACAATACGAGAAAGACAATAGTGATCTTAAAAGACGGATGTCAGTATTAATGAAAAAGCAAGATGAATTCATTAATGCCCAGAAAGATAATATAGATAACGATAATAGAAACAAAGCTATGAGTAGGAGCGAAAGGCAATTAGATAATCTAAACAAAGAGCTAGATATTGCTACAGATGACTCAGATTATGTTAAAATAAAAACATTGATGAGAAAAATAATTAAAGTGGAAGGGGAGATTGATGAAAGCGCAAAGGTTCCTGAGAAAAAAAAAGAAGTTGTAGATGACGACCGACAGGCAGAACATAAGTGGATAAGGGAGAATGCATGGATTAATAGCAATAGCGAGCATTTTAATAAACAGAAATATTTAGAAGCTCGATATGAACTTGACATGATGGAAAATGATCCAGCATGGAATGGTGCTAGTCAAGTCGAAGCTTACGAGGAGGCGAAGAAAAGAGTGTTTAAATCAACTAATACAAATTATACCCAAGGGTCAAACAGAAGGACAAATAAAGAAAACCCAAATAAAGACAAATTAACAGATTTTCAAAAAAATGCATTTGAACAAATGGGAGTTAACGAAAATGATTTAAAAATCAAAAAGAAAAAAATAAGTAATTTTAAAACTGAATATTAGGTGAAATAATGGAAAATGAAACTGTAAAAAAAGAAGAAAAAATTAGAGTACATGCTGCTGCTAAAAAAATTGGGATATCAGGTAACCAATTTCTTTTTGCTGTTAAACTCCTTAATATTGTAGAGGATGCAAGTAAATTAAAATTACAATCAACTATAACAGCAGATGTTGTAACTACAGTAGGTAACTTAAATCACGAATTGATATCAAAACAGTTCAGCATAGAAAAAGAAAAAAAGCCTGTTGTTGATTATAGAACCCAGTACGAGAACGGAGGACCGCTGTATATTGCAAATAAGCACAAAGATGATAGCCTGGTATACAGACCAGTATTAAAAGAAAATGTTGACAGGTATGAAGAAATGGGGTATGTTATAGATGTGGATGTAAATAACAGGATACAGCACAGCAGACATTCGGCTTTGAAAGACGGAAGTCCACTGGATAGCACCTGGCAAAGACGTAATCACATTCTTATGCATATACCAAGGGAGCATTATCAAGCTAGGCAAAAAGCAAAGCAAGATGAGCGAAAAAGCATTATAGGAAGAAAGAATACTGATTTAAAGGCAGAAGGTTTAATTGGAAATATAAAAGATGAACCTTTGGTCTAACATCTAACCGTCATACATACGATAACTGTATATTAACCGTTCTGGCATCGCTAGGACGGTTCAAACTATAGCCTTAGTTGCTACCATATAGCGTTAGTCGCTACATATCATTATAGCCTTAGTTGCTACAAATTTATTTTATTAATATTTATTAAGGAGATGTGTAATGGCAAATCGTAATGCCGCATTTGGGTTTAACCCAATAGGGCATATATCAGGTGCTATGATAATAGCACGACCATTCCTAATTGATTCAAATACAGGGACAAATTTATTCTCTGGAGATGTTGTAAAAGCAGAAGCAGGGGGCAATATAGATGCATCTGCTGCTGATGATGGAGCAATCGTTAACGGAGTATTTGCAGGAGCAAGGTATTTAGATGGAAATGGCAAGTGGACATGGAGTAATTTTATTTTAGCAGCAAATATAGCATCCTATACTAATGTAATAGGACATGTTTATACTGATCCAGGTATAATCTATGAAGTTCAAGTTGATGGGTCAATGGCTATAACAGATATAAACGCAGCAGCAAACCATGTTGTGGGTACAGGAAGCCAGATAACAGGGATGAGTGGGCATCAGCTTAACGCAACTGTTGTTACTGGTGGATCAGCTCAATTTTTAATTATGGATATAGTCAAGAAACCCGACAATGCTTTTGGGGCAAATGTCAACATGAGGGTTAAATTTAACGAACATTTTTACAGCGGTGCTGCTGTAAATGGTATATAGGAGGCAATTATGGGCGTAGTTATTCCAGATAATTTTGGGGAACTGATGTTTCCTGGATTGGATACTATATTTGGTAGAAATTACTCAAGAGAACCGAAAACATACACCCAATTCATGGATGTTGTAAAGAACATGGCAAAAGCCACGCATGATATTCATTCAATTTCAGATTTGGGAACATTCGAAATAAAGGAGCCGTCAGTTGACATTGCGTTGCAATCTCCTAAAGCGAATTATAAGTTTTCTTTTGTAGTTTCGACATATGCGTTGGGTTATTTAGTAGCCAAAGAAACTTTGGAAGATGATTTGTATGGGCAGGTTGTTCAATATACTGAATCATTAGCCAATAGTGCAGCAGAAACAGAAGAAATTATTGCTCATGCAATAATTAATAATGGTTTTGATACAGGCGTTACTTATGGAGATGGACAACATTTATTTTCACTATCACACCCATTGGGTAGAGGTG